CATCAGCCGTGGCTGCGCCTGCGAAGAGCACGACACCCGGAGCGGCGAGCAGATCCTTTTGCAGGACCGCTTCGGTCATCTGCACGGCGCCGTTCATGAGCTCCGTGGACAGGTGGCTCATGAGCTCGCTGTCCGAATCGAAGTCGAGCGACTCTTGCGTGAACTCGGTGAAGAAGCCGAACTTGTGGATCGAGCCTTCACGTTCCAGACGGGTGAAACCCACCCGGTTCACACGGCCACCGTTTTCGGTGAGCGTCGGCAGCTTGTTGGTGATCGTGCCGATGTCCTTCGAGGAGCCGTACAGATTGCCGTTGGCAATCGTGGCGCCGGTGGCGTCGATACCCTGATCGTTGATGTTTCGATCATCGAGCAGCGGCACGTACTCGTACATCTTGATCTTCTTGCCGAAGTTCTTCGGCATGTTCGTCACCGAGGCAAGCGGCATGAAGTACTGCTCTTTGCGCGCGGTGATGATCGCCTTCTTCAGCCAGAAGAACGTTTGCATCTGATCCGAGGAAGCCGAATCGATGCTCGACTTTTGCCCGTCTACGGGCGAGTTGTAATTCAAAGGCATGGGTCAGGTTCCCTTATCAAACACGGTTTTCCATCTGCTTCAAGAACTCCTCATCGCTCATGGCGAGCGGATTGATGAGCTTCTTGACTTCACGGGGAGTGCTTCGCGTTGCCGCAGCAGCACTTGCCTGATCCCCGTTCGAGACAGCCGGTTTGGGAGTGACGACCCGCGTTGCAACAGGCTCTTTCACAGCGGTCGCTGCGACTGCGGAGCCAGTGGAGGGAACGTTCGGTGCGACAGGTTTGACCAGGTCGTTGAAAGCGCCCGCCGCTTGCAACCGGTCACCCACTTCCTTATAGGCTTGGATGAACGGAGTTTCGGCAGAAAGCATCCCGAGCGTCCGCTGGCGATTCACTTCAGCTGCGATACGGTCGTAGATGCCGTTCTCGCGTTGCTGGTGCATCACCTGCATGATCTGAGGCTGCTTCCAAAGCACTTCCTTACTGGCCTGATCCCACGTCGAGTTGATGGTCTGAAGCGTCGCTTTGCCGTCCTGGTGCGAGTTCAGCTCGTCCAGGGTGGTGCGGAAATTCGCTTCTTCATCACTGACCTTGTGATTTCCACCAAGGTAGTTTGAATCTTCGCTGGTATCGATGGATAGAGGGTCCACCCCCTTGTCCTTCATCAGCTTCTGGATTGCCGCAGGGTCACCGTTATTGATGTCGATCAGAAACGAGAGCTTGTCCGGGTCCAGCAGCTGAGCGTTTTCCAGCATCAGCAACGTCTTGCGATGTGCTGTGATGTCCTGCATCTTGCGGGTGTAGTTCGCCCCCATCTGCATCAGCTGGATCGCTTCGTTGACATCCCGAAGCTCGATCATCTTGCCGTTTGCCTTGAAGGGCGCCATCACCTGCTTGTAGAACGCTTCGTAGTCAACAGCAGCGCTCTGGTCAGCTGGCTTGGTTTCAGACGTGCCCGCCTGATCCTTGCCCTGGGCGTCCTTGGCCTCACCTGCCGGCTTGGCGTTCGGATCGCTTGCAGTCGCTGCTTCCTGCTCGCTGTCCTGCTTGACTTCCGTGGTTGCTACGTTGGGCTGAACGTTAACATCAATCGCACCCTCTTTACTAGAGGCAACTTGCGTTGATGCAACAGTTGACTCGGTTTCAACTTCAGTTGAACTCGTGTCGACTTGAGCCGCGTCTTTGTTGACTTCGCTGGAGGTGTCAGTGGAGACTTCCTGAACCGACTCTGCTTGAGTCTCGGAACCAGGAGGAACCTGGTTCAGGAAGTCTTCATCCGACATCGCCAGCGGATTTTGTTTCTCCGCTGTGATGTCCGGCATCGGTTATTCCCCTTGCGTGTCTTCTTCGGCCTGTACTTCCACGATGGCCGCTTCGATGTCACCGAGCTGCTCGGCAGCCGAGTTGCCCATCATGATCTGGATACTCAACCAGCGCTTGAAGTGTCCTGCTGCCTGAGCCATGGCCAGTGCATCAGCACGCTGCGCTTCATTGAGCGACGGGTCCGCCGACTCACGTGCATAACGTGCACACTCGGTCTCGAAGAACGCTTCCCGGACCACCTTCCTGAATTCACGATTTTCCGTGAGCTTTAGGATGGCATCACGAAAGGCGATGACCTTCTTGGCTTCTTCCAGTCCCGCTTCGAGTTGCTGGAGTTGGGTTGCTTCTTGCATGGTTTGCGTCGTCCTTGACTATAAAGTTAGGTTGGGGGGAAATCCCGTTTAAGCCGGTACAGCAAGAGGTTGCCCACTAGGCGTTCCCTCAAAGTTACCTTGCGGAATTGTAGGGGCTGACGCACCTTGCTGTCCAGCGAATTGACCTGCCCCAGACTGGGCTTTCGACAGTGCGTTAAACCCCACAGCAGCAGGAATATCGGGCTTGCTCTCCGACCCATTGGCGAGCTTTCGCTTGGCAAGCAGTGCCTTGGTGACTTCAAGCTGCTGATTGCCTTCAGCCTGTCCCTGCTGCTTTTCCATATCCCGAGCGTGCTTGGTGCCGGTTTCCTGCTCGACATAGTTGAGGTTGTTCAGGTCTGCCTGCGTGCCGGCAGCATTCGCCTGTGCACGGTAGAGATCGGCCTGGGCCTCGTTCTTGTCGATCTCGGACTGCTTGGCCTTGAGCTCAAGCGCCTGCATCTGCTGCTGGAACGGATCGGGCTGCGGCTTGTAGTTCTCCAGCTGGTGCGCCAGATCGGGCATCCGTTTGAGGCGGGCAATGTGAGCCAGGATCATGTAGACCATGCCCGGATCACCCTTGGGTCCAAGGGTCTGCAGCATGAAGGCCAGATCCTGCGACTGCTGGTTGTCGACTTCCGCGGTGGAAATGTCCACTTCCAGATCGTAGTTGCCGATCAGATCATCCCGGTTGACCGTGACGAACTCTTCATTGGTCACCCGTACCACTTCCTGATCCGACAGGAAGGCGCCGTTCATCGAGATGACCTTGTCACCGATCTCGGACATACCTTTGGCCAGACGCCGAAGAATCGCCATTTCCCGCTTGGAGGCCGCATCGAGTGCCGATCGGATGCCGGCTGCGACATCGCCATAGGCCTGACCCGACACCCCACCGGCGAAAGATTTCACACCGGTCAGGGCTTCTGCGTCCTGGTTCATCAGCTGAACCATGGTGAGCGCAGACTGGGGCAGCTCCGGCATCTTGTGTTCGATCAGCCCCTGCTGCACCGGCAGGTTGGGATTGAACTCGTAGTCCTGGCCGTTATCGAAGCGGCGACGGTTCACCACATCGAGCATGCCCTTGGCAAAGCCTTGCTGGGCATTGGCCGAGCGCCCCAACAGGTCGATCATCGAACGGGTGACGGCACCGAGAATCTTCTGGTTTTCCTCCAGCATCTCGGCATCAGGCTCACCATACGCTGCCCGCTTGATCGGCAGATACGGCACCACCACGAACGGAATCTTCTGATCCGGGAACGGATTCTTCTCCATGCGGATCATCGTGTTGGCGATCCACGTGGCGACAATGGGTACGAGCGTCCCATCCCCGTTGATGTCGTAGAAGCCCCAGTATTCGTAGGCCACGACCTTCTTGCGCAGGGCATCCTTGAACTGGAAGTCCTGTGGTGTCTGGGTACTGTGATCCGGCTCCTGAACGGCAGCCGCACCTTCCCAGTTCACCTGGTCCAGATTCTTGTAGCGCTGCGGTTCCTTGAGCAGCTCCGCCTTGTTGGTCTCGAACGAGACGATGGCAAAGAGCGCCTTGGAGGTGTCGCCGTTGCAGCTCGGATCCAGATAGAAGTTGCGGACATCGAGGACTTCAGCTGTCGGACGATTCTCGAGCAGCTTCTCGGTCTCAATCGTCTGCATCCCCGACTTCACCGCATAGGTCGGTTCCTGCGTCTCCTGGTAGTGGGAGACTGCCGACTGCAGCTCAGGCGGCACCGTTTCAGCGTAGGTCTTCGGATCTTCCTGGCTCAGCTGCAGGGCTTGCTGCAAGGCCTGGAACTGTTCCTGTGTCTCGATGGCGTAGTGCTGAAACACCGGCACCTGCTGCTTGACCTTGGTGGTGACACGCTTCCAGCCCAGGCGAATGACGGAGGTGCCTTCATCGACTGTGCAGCGCACAAAGTCGTCGATGAACTTCACCCGGTTCATCTTGGTACGGAATTGCCAGTTCAGCACCAGCTCGTTTTGCTGGGCGGACTTGGTGTCTTCCCACGAGACGGGGGCGACCTTGAAGAGCTTGTTCGAGCCAAGGAAAGGCTCAGAGAGTGCAGCGTACCGCCACTCGGCTTGCCGGCGAATGAGTTTGGGCTGGACCGACGAGCGGCCCTTGATCTTCGGAGGCGCAGCCTTGCCCCTCACCTCCATCAGTTCGACCCAGTGATTGATCTTGCTGATCTGGGCGTCATGAGAAGGCTTGGCCGCTTCCAGGTCACCCTTCAGGACTTGCAGCGATGGCTCGTTGGCCCACTTCGTCAGCTTCTGTTCGACCGCGGTCGATGGCAGGATCTGATCCGGGGATTGGGTTTGCAGTTGTGTCATTGGGCGGCGTCCGTATCGTCTGTGTTGAAGAGACGGCGATCCGCCATCAGTTGCTCACCGACTTGCACGAGCTGTCGGTCACGCAGTTCAAGAGTTGTCCGGAGCTCTCCAACCAGTCCCCGGCCCGCTTCAAGAGCTCGGTCGAGTTCGGTTGTGTGGCTTGCAAGAGCGCTGCAGGCCGCGGCTCCGCTTTGGGCGTCACGTTGATAAATTGCGGCTCGGGCGTCACTGCGCTGCACGCTGCGAGCAGCATCAGCGCGCACAGCAGCAAGCTCAGCCGCATGAGCCTGTGAGGCCGCATCGAGTGCATCGGCTGCACGTTGAG